GACCTGTACTGCACCTTTGGACTCTCCATAGCCCTTCTCCACCACCACGCGAATATAACACACGTGGAGGGAACCCGCCAAGGTTGGTGGAGTGCCCCTTTGAAATGAAGCTTTTCCTCGGATACACCACAAGCTTCCACCGTTTCATGTCCCTAAAGACAAATTAAGTTGGCGTAAAGTTATCGCCGAATTAACTTTGAAGGTGCCTAATACCAGGGCGTCTGTACCACTCGTAGTTTGAGTTTCGACAACAACAAGTATGAGCCCCTGAACGGATCTCTCATACTCATCGATGTCGGCTATAACTGTCGCATTGGTATTTACGTCGAACTCCTTTCTTCGCCACGTTAACGGTACCCTATATGTGAACCGTTCCCATGCGTTGAAGGATCGCACATTCCTACAACCACGGATAGCCACGAGAAGGTTGGTCGCTGCTGAGCGCCAGTTGACCATCTTCTCGGGGTTATCGATGTAAGCTATATGAATGCGACTGCCTGCTTCAGAATTCGAAGGCCCGATATTAGGAACATACTCCACGGCCAAGCTTTTGTATGCAAACTGTGAATACAGCTGGGTTACTGAAGCCATGGATGCGGATGCACCAGCCAACAACTGCCCCACAGCGTTGAAATTAATAGAAGAACAATCAATAGTGATTGCTCCTTTCCCAATTCCAGACGTTGGAGACGGTGCTGCCAAGTACGCCGTGCACGATAAATTCGTGCCGTCAAAGCCAATCTTTGGTCCCTTCATCCTTCCCATCGGTCTTTGAAGAGGATTGACTCTCTTCTTGACATACGTTGTAGATCGTTTGTTGGCCATTTTTCTCGTGTGATCTTACAAGAATAAAGACTGTATGCATGTGATAAGTTGGCGCTTATCGTCCCCCCAGATGAAGGTATCTATGTGTTTTTCAAGCACCTCCTGTTCATCTGGACTCAAGCCAGTTGACACCCAGAAAGAGCATCGACCTGCTGCATCGGGAGTAGAATGCCGAGATTCAGCATTTTTACTCGCGTTGTAATACCACGCGTAATCGTTGTCGTTTTTACGGGAATAGTTGCCCTCAGATCCCACCCGTCTAAGCATTTTATAGAAAACACCTAAAACGGGTACATCTGCTGCCACAGCTAAACCGCAATTGCCAACGTCATACAACCACGCGCGATACTCCTCAACGTTATGCCCCAAGTTGATACACGTGAGATCTTTTGCAAGACAGGTTTTGTAGTTCCGAACCATTCTCCATATGTTATTAACACATACAGGCTTGGTCTGACAAAACTCTACCTGTTCAAATTGATACACAGGCATCTCACGCACTATGTTGAACCCGAATTCTACGAAAAATGCTCTCATACCATCCATTCGGTTCAAATATTTCCTCTCGGTGAAAACTAGACAATCGTCACCATTATTTGCGAAACTATAAGGTATCCCAAGTGATTCTAGGTAGTGGTAGGCCATGAGACACATTAAAAGCTTATTGCCCAACGATGTGTTCATGTCTCCGCTCATTCTAGAACCGATTTTAGTGTACTTGAAAAACCCGTCCCACGCACTAGCAAACCCCACATTCTCGATCTGCATCCGCAATAATCGGATCAATTTTTTGTTCTTTTTAAAGATTTTCTTATATATTCCGTGCTCAAAACGGAGTGCAGATGCGGAAACATGCTGGTCAAATCTAGATGCGTCAAGACCCACACACACAGGCTGCGAAAATTTATCCCATTTTTCCCTCAAAATCTTAGCTTGTGTGTAAGAATTATAGTGACTCATTATGGTAGGGGAACCGAACAACTTATCGACTCCGTCATACATCTCTCCCTCTATAGGCCGCAGAAAGCACCCCAATTCAACATTAAATCGAGGACTCCTAGGCTGGATTACCCTAGGAACCGGATCTGGCTTAATGTCGAGATTGTGTTTCTCCGCCTTAACAAACGTCTTCAGGACTGCATCACGGTGGGAGCATGGCTTACGCGCCAAGCTCTCGATTGCATGCTGATAAATGAGCTGCCTTGGTCCCTTGTAGTAACCCACGAATTCCTCGTGGGCCACAGGGGATCGGTATCCCACCATCTTCACCAATCGGTCGCGGTATGGATGCAACCTGCTAAAAACCCCCGCAACAGGCGCAATGGGACGATCCAAAGCCCTGTTCGTGAATAGAACCCGCTCACCAACCCCGCGTACTAGGTTGGCTAACGAGCTGTTATGAGTCTGTAAATTTTGACCTGCAAGTGTGTGACTCATGCTTAACACCTTGCGCGGCTTGATGACCCCAACTTGAACTGGAGATATACCCGGGTAGTGATTGAGATTCACATCACAATCATACCCCTCCAGGAGCTGTGGGCATCCCTAGCAGGTCGGGGGGGATTCCCCGAGAAGTTCCTGCAACTTCCTACGTCTCTTCGCTTCTGCTGTGGTCCTAATTGCCATGGCAACCAACTCGCCATCCCAAGGCACAAACACCGCTTCTACCGCGGAGGCTAGAAGCGTGGCGATGTGTCGCGGTAACACATGGTGTTCGACGCAGTAATCATGAAGATACTTGCGCACGCACAGCACGTTTGCCGCCGAATGACTGGGACAACCGAATTTCGCTTTACCTATGGACACTAAGTGGGATTGGAAGGATCCCCTATGACGCACCCTCAATTTCACTACAGGGATAACCTCGCCAGCATCGTTGGTGTTAGCGTCAACAACGACCTCGTCACAAGATTGCTCTATAGTATCGGTCAAGTGTACCTCATCGAGAATGTCACGGAGTACGGTTTCTGCGCTATTCCTAATACTACGTAATTGCCTACCAGCCAATCTATCTCTAACCCACCCGAATACAAATTTCCCAACTGAAGTGGCAGCCGGGGCGACACAGGCGACGGCAACGGCAACAAGCGCTTTGTTGGCCATCGTGTAGACTCTACAACCGAGATAAGGAT